CAACAGTTCCCTCCTAACTGGCGCGGTGTGATCCTGACCTCTAGCTACTATAAGATCAAGAAGATCATGGAATTTATGCCAGAGAATGAACGTAGATTTATCGTACAGGGTCAAGGACAACGCGTGAATGATATTACGACCAAGTTTATTACTGATGTGCGACCAGGTGACATCATGGTTGGCACTATTCAGGGAATGGGCAGTGGATTAAACCTCAAAGGCGACTTGGCGCGCTGGCTGGTGATCGCATCTGTAGCCAATATAAATCCAACAGATGAATATATGAAAGTACGCAGGCACAAGTTTGGTGGACGCACCTATGAAGATTGGATCACCTATAACGCGATTGTACAAGCTGCTGGACGGATTTCCCGCGGTACTCGTGACGAAAATGGGGAATATATCACTAACTATGTCGCATTGGCTGACGGCAAAGCTACTGTCAATCGAGCGATGGCAATGTACAGCGACTGGTTCAAGGAGGCAATTGTATGACCACTATCAATATCCGCACCAAAAAACCACTTACCCGCCAGCAACAATCGCTTTTGGCGCTCTTGCTCAAGAATTCACCTAATCTTGTGACCCACACACAGATAGCGCAGTATGTTGGCGGATACACTGGAAGCCCGCGCTATGACCATGAATATTCACGATCTCTAACCCATCGATTGCGAGAACGGCTTGAAAATCCAGATATGATCGTGAATGTCAGCGGTATAGGCTATAAAATAGTTGTGGAGGAGTAATTAAATGAAGAAATCTAAGTTGGTTTTATTTTTCATTGGGACTATAGTTGGAGCAGCTGTTATGTCAATACTTGCTTTGCAACGTGTACATCCAATTCCAACTATAGTCACTATACATGACACTGATTATATTCCAAAAACAGTTATATCAACTCGATATGAAATGCCTATTCCTGAAGAAGGTAATATGTATATTCAAATTCCTGTTTATTGGGGAGAGGAAGGGTTTCACTTAGTCCCTGATAAAGATCATTTGCAAGGAAAAAATATAGGTCAATATTTACCTGGAACAGGGATTATCGTTGCTAACAGTGAGGGTACTGCACTTCATGAAGTAGGACATTTGGTGGACGAAGAATTAGGACTTCCAGGCGATACTGAAGAATGGAAGCGTGCGGTGGACTTGCTTGCACAGCAATGTAGATCAAATGTGTATAATAGAGTATATTGTTTTGTTGCTTACTTTCCTGGTATTAATGGTAATCTTCATCCTGGTTGGGGGGGGTATGGCGAATTATATGCAGAACTTTACCACTATGTGGTGATGGACTATTTTGTACTGCCACAAGAACTAGCAGAATTTTACCCTGATTGGATTAGCAGATGAAAGTTTGTTTAAACGAAAAGGAGTAACTATGTGGATTAACATTCTACGCCTACTTATCATCCTTGCAATCGGCCTAGTTTTTCTACGTTGGGCTGAGAAGGTGAAAAATTCGGAAAACAGGAGAATGAGATGAAAACACTAGGACGCGCTGCACTAATTATTATTCTTATTTTTATGCATTTGCCAACTATTGTAACTTTTCCAGTCCCTATTATATTTCTCATAGGTGGTTTATCACTACTATTTGTACTTCATGGAGAAGATTCATGATTGAAGGTATGATGTGGTATGACAATGATCCCAAACTGGATATCTCTACACGTATCCAGCGTGCTGTAGCCTACTATTTACGCAAATTCGGCAAACAACCCGATATCTGTATGGTTCATCCCATCACAATTGAGAAGGAATGGACTAAGGTAGAAAACGTGTTCGTCTATAAAGCAAACTATATTCAACCTAACAACTTCTGGCTGGGCCAGAGAGAGGATAAGCAAAATGTTTGAATCTATCTTTAACTTCGTTTTCAGTACAGCTTTTATATTTGCCGCTCTAACAGATTTTATTGGTCTGACCTATTCATGATTGATGAAGGTGTACGCGGTATTTTCTACTGGGTCGCAGCGAATATACTCATGTTCATTGTGATGGCATTTGTCGGCTTGTTGATCTTCACACACGGGTTTGAGCAACCATTCCCGATATACTAAATATTTGACACACTAGTACAAACACACTGCAAACGTTTGCGAACAAGTTGGGCGCTTTTCCCAACTAGACGCTGAACAAATTATTTGACCAAGGATCGGTATGAATAAACTTCAAAACAAAACAAAGTTGCATGAAGTAAAAATAATTGTTAGAAAGTACATGACAACTCATGATTCTGGCAGCAAATGTGTCTCTTATAGCCAATTTGAGGAATGGATCAACGTACCTTTTGAGACAGAAGGACTGCCGTTCCATATCAGTTCTCAAGTATTATGGGGATGGAACACGGGCAAGCACATCCCCAAACGGGATACTTTGCAAATGCTGAAGAAGTTTTCACTCCCCGATATGTGGCAGTATGAGTTTGCTTGTGAACTATTGGAAGTTATTGATAATGAGGAAAATCTAGACTAAACACCCACAATCTTCACTACTGCTTGAGATTGTGGGTGTTATTCTGCTATTTTCGTGTTGCGGATTGTTGAGTTTAGTTCTTAGTTTTCACTGATTGGCACTAACCACTCAATATTCTTCAGCCACCAATACGAGTAGCTAACTGCCTGTCCACCACAATCATTCCCACCCAGGCATACTTCAATATTGTTGATCCCGCTTGTAGCATACCATTTTTGCCACAAGTCATAATCGACTTCAATATGCAAATGACCTAATCCTGTGTTCAGGTACATATGGAACGGCTGACTGCAATCCACTACTAAATAAGGCCCTTCCCACCCATACCCAGGTCTGCGCACCCACACACTCTCACCGATATGCGCACAGGACATCAATGTGACCGCTCCCTTGTATCCATTCAGCGACATTCCCCTGTTCCTGACCACCTGATCCATGATCCCAGGCGCATAATAGGTCGCTGGACCAATCGTATACTTCGGATAAGGCAGTTTCCATGTCTCAGGCGATATCACCCCAGGAATACATGTTCCTAACATGTCAAATCCATCGTACGGATTTTCATTCTGGCAATTCACTTCCCAAAATATATCGCTTACCCGTTCTACAGTCGCTATATATGCTTGCGTATAATCATGCGCTTCAGCCGCACTGATCGAACTTTCACCCACACTTGGCACAGAAGTTGGTTGTAGATCATCTTGGGTAACAATAGGACTAGCCATTTCTCGGCCATTTGCCATGCTTCTAAACTGCCCTATTTCTATTTTTGCTACATCGGGCACTTTCTGACCTAGATCAATAACCCGTTCTGGATCAATTATTTCTCGCAAGTATTTGTTCAAAGCGATCTGATATTCATCAATGTTCCTGAATGCCATATCATCAGGACTCCATCGCCAATTATTATCATATCCGCCAAATTCAACCAGTTTCATAAACCACTCATCGTATTTTGTCGGTTCGCTTTCCTCTGCTGGTGGCTTTAATCCTTTCCACACCTCAACATCACGGACCATCCACTCGTTCACTTGATAATTCCCCTCGTCCCCACTGACCATCCCCCACCGTTTTGCTGTTTGCCAGTCCACTTCCACACTTTCTTTAACATACGTCAAAGTAGTATACATATGCGTCCGCTGACTGCAATCGACCACCAGGAACGGTCCCTCCCATTCGCCTCCGGGTCGTTTCAACCATACAACTTCCCCAATATCGGCAGGAGAGAACATTGAAACGCCGCCCACAAATCCCTCCAGGCTCATCCCTCTGAACTCAGCCGTAGCATTCATTACATACGGCGCATACCATACAGCTTTGCCAACAATATGTTGCGGTGCAGGGCTGAACCAGGTCTTATTCGTTATCAATCCGGGAACGCATTGCTCCCGGTCATGGTAAGCGCAAGCCTGTGCATTCGCCGATTGTGTATTAAATACGAACACGCCTACCCCCACTGCGACCAGAAAGCAGAGTCGCAAAACAAAACCAAGCCAATAAATCTTGTTCTTCATGATTTATTCTCCTTTTGCTACTTGAGAATACTTATTCCAATCCCCACTGAAAGTATATGAGAAGGTAGTTCTTCACTATTCATCTATAAATCATTATACCCTATAGACTGTTTAGGATGTCAAGGGTTACTTTTCTTCCGGTTTTTCCCCTTTTTTTCTTCAATCATGTCTACAGCTTCTACGATCCCCATTTTGATCGCATCTTGGATACCATCTTTGATTTCTTTACCCAATTGGTCAGCGATCTTAGTCGCCATCAGTTCAGTATGCGCCTTGATCCGTTCTGCATTTTTATCAACGATCTTAGTCGGTTGAATATATCCACCAATGAAAAATGCTAATATTCCCAGCATCCCTGCTGATTGAATTGCTTGTAATATCAATGAAACATCTGTGTCGCCCATTTTAGCCTCCTACGGGAATAATGTCCGCCACGACCCACCAATGAATACTTTGTAAGTCGTGTCAGCTGTGTTCACTACTCTACGTCCATTCCAACTGCTTGCTGCTGCAAAATCGCCAGTATCACTTTTGATCTCAACATTATCTTTCCCTTGTGTTTCTAGCTCGCTTACGCGTCTTGTCAAATCTTGAATGATCTCAAACATTCTTTCATTCGGATCAATGTTCTTCTCGCTCGGTTGTGGCGCATTGATGTCACGCAGCATATTTTCTGACATATTAGTTATCCACAAGCTTCTAGTTCTGACATATTAATCTAATTCTAATATATCAGTTATCTGCAAACTCTGCTTCTATTCGCTCGCCCTGTGCATTCGCGCTCACATTGACACGCGCTTCGACCAGTTTCTTAGAAAATTCATTGCCTTTGAATCTTGCAGTCACCAGGTCGCCCCAGGTATAATGTTTGCCATAATAAATATCTTGCAATTGTAATACATTGAATCCCAATCTGGTATCGAATTTATTCTTTTCTAATATTTCTTCAGCTTTAGACTGCAGTTGTGCGTCCTGATCCTCTCCGCTTGCGCCGCTCGCGCTAACGGTCTTTTCAATTCTGTTCCATGGCGAATCATATTTTGCATCGTTTTCAGCCAAATAGAACTGTTTAGCGTCATCTGTACCGCGTCCCAATGCATACGCCGCTGTGATCTCGGTCGATCTATCTTCACTTAAAACAGGAATTACCATATTACCAAACCCAAGTGAAAAGATCACAGGTGAATTCCCGTCCGCATTATTCTTAGTTCTATCAGTTCCACGTTGCCCCTCATAAGTTCTAAATTCAAACAATGCATCTTCAATACCCACAATATCAAAATCTATCACAGTTCCTACTTGCTGGCTTGCAAGCGAGATCTGCTGCAAAGTGCTCAACAAATTCTTGTCTGCTACAGTCCCCTCCCATGCTGCCCCACCACCCCCATCTGCCTCCACTCCCAATCCAGGCATTACATTATCAGCCGCGCGTCCATTAGTAGCAAGCGCGGCCACGCCAATATTCTGTCCTACCAGTTCTTTCATCACAGTTTCAGAAACCCCGGATTTCGTGGCATACGCGCTTCCAGCCGTATATTTGATTTCAGCCCTTCTTGCCAGATCAAGATATGAAAATCCATACGCAATGAACGAATTATTATCATTTTGGTAAAAAGTATCATTGTTGGTCCGGTAAAATCCTTCCCATTCCAAATACCAGTCCAGATCGAGTATCAAATTCCTGCGCCATATCTCGATCTGTCCATCCAATTCAAATAAACTGACGCGGTTGTCTTCTCCATTGATCTCGAACCGTACTGTGCCGCGGTCATTGACCTTATGGGTGAACTGCAATGCGCGCCAGGTATCAAATTCGGCTACCAACTGACCATCTTGGTCTTTCAACCGCACTTTATAGCTCGCTAGTCCTGGGGATGCAAGTATAGGACGCTGGTTAGGAATAGTGAAAAACTGTTGAATAGTTGGCGAAAATACTGTACCAAGCCCAAAAGTTGTTGATGGGTTTACTAGCGGTAAATGGGGAGTGTTAACTGTACCAAGCCCGAAGGTCGTATCTGGTGAAAATGGTATTTCTGTGAAGGATAGAGCGACTCCAATGTAGCCTGCCGATGCCGTCCAGCTTGCGCCCCATGTTTCAGCCCCGCCAGTCATGCCCTCGAACTTAGCGGCGGCGTTCCGGTTGTTTCCAACATCTACATCGTGCAACTCGGCCTGACCGTCACCCCAACTGACCGCCGCACTTGTACCGGAGTTCACCAGTACCAATTGCACTAGCATATCATTCGCGTTCGCGGCAGTGCTATTTGTTAGGCTTGTACCGCTTCCTGTTACTGGATCAGTGTCGCTTGGTATGGGGTCAGCGTCTTGAATGCCGATAACCATAACCGACCAGTCGGCGCTGGCTTCGTTCATTACGGCTGTAAAGTCATTGTTGCCGTCCGCGGGCAAACCATCATCGTCTGTAATGGCATATACATGAATAACAGTGTCGCCGTTTGCTTGCGTCAGTACCAATGTCGGTGTTTGTCCGCCATAATCAACACTGCTGACGGTCGTATCAGATGGCCACCGCCCCATAATAATGCATAAAATAACCCGATTGTCACCAGACGGTTGGTTATACGTCACAATACCAGTTGCAGACGATGCAACATCTGTAATGACACTAGTGCCGAGTTCGGTTGGGAAAGGCATTTCTACTTAGTCATCTGTTTGTTGTTTTTGTTACGGACAAACGCCCAAAGCGAACCAGCCCTCAGCAGGAGTATTCACTTCTAATGGCGCATCTTTATCAGACCCAAAATCAATGTAACAGATCAACGCGCTGGTCGCATCTGCACCACTATTCCTGAAAATGACCATGTAGCGCGCACCTGTCCACGTATCCGCGTTCCATCCTGTAATATCATCGGATGAGAATTCACAGCGGTCATTCGCTGTATCTACTGTGGTCGCAGGATTTGCCAATGTCTTACGCGCATACCCACCGCCAACAATCTCATTGGCAGATATGTCATCTACGAACTCGTCTGTATCGATGTTTGGCGTGTAGCCGCTGTCAAGCAGCATCGCCTGGATCGTATCATTCAGCAGGTCAATGTCCCCATCCATGAACTTTTTGAACGCGGTATTGTAATATTCTGTCATGCTAAACTCCTAGTTTTCATAGAACTGTTGCAATTCCAAAGGAAGATTTTCTATTGTGCCGTCTGCCAGAGCATACAATTCTGCATACAATTCACTGTACCCTCCCCATCCACCATAATAAGCTGTATCAAAAATAGTGCAATATTCACATTTTACTTTAGGAATGAGTATTCCAGGAAACATAGCGATGTAACCACAGTAAGTATTGTGCAGGTCGTAGAGGTCGCAAGTTTCCAAGTATGATTGAATTACACTCTTGAATTCTTTGGTTGTACTGACAAAACGATAATTTCTGTCTAATTGATGTCCTTTCTCGTGCCAACAATAGAATTCTGTAGAACATGCAATTGCATCTGTAACAGGATTATATCTGTTCATTTGTGGCGGCATTGTTAAAATCGCTGTAAGTCCACTAAAAAGTATCATTAAAAGAAACGTTATAATAAGTTTTTTCATATCAAACTAATTATACAATACAGTTTGTAAACGTTATATTAATGATTCTATCTCAACCCGTACAGCGATGCGGTATTTCCTGCAATAAGAACAGTACCTGGAGCATTCCAATTATATAGTTGAATGCTAGTAATAGCGTTAGTGTTTTTCCAAATACTTCCCTCAAAGTTAAGAGAATTTTGAGAAGGATTGGTATTAATCAATATAGATTGCTGAATTGCTGTCTTATAGAACACTTCTTCTGCATAGTTTGGAATAAGTATTTCAAATGGAGACACAAGACCAGCAGCAGAGTTAGAATCGTTAAGATTACCAAAAGATATTCCATCAGTAATAGAATTAGAACCTGCTTCAAAAGATGCGTTGCCAAATCCTATATACTGAGTATTATAGTTACTCCCTGTATCCTCATTAAAGCTTGCTGCAAAAAA